AGCTCTAAAAAATCTTTCTGCACCTTGTGCTACTTCTGTTAGTGGACCTATAACACTATCTCCAATCACAGCAGCAAAACGAGTCATTGCATCTTGCATATTACTTACTGCACCAGAAAAAGTTTTTGATAAACGATCTGCACTTCCACTAATACGACCATCTGGATCAGTCATTGCTCTGACTAATGCAACTCTAAATTCAGGTAAAGTGATTTTAGTAAGATCCGTTATTCCTTGAGAATCTTTAATTAACTGTAGTATGCCTCTCTCACGCAAGATGTCCGCAGCACCTGCACCACCTGCAAAAGCACGACCAAGCGCACTGGCAGCTTCCGTTGCAGTAGTATCCATAAATGCTGCTAAGTCAGAAGTTGCTCTAAGCGTTAGTTTTGAGTTTAAGCCAAATGCTTCTAATTGCGCACCTGCGTTTACAACATCTGCTAATTGAAATGGAGTAGTTGCTGCTACTTGATTAAATGCTTTAAATGCGGATTCGGCTTCTTGGACACCACCAGTTAAACCAACTAGTCTTGTTTTTACATCTTGAAAACCAGAGGATGCTTGAACAAATCTATTCATAACTGCTACAGCACCACCCAAAGCAAAACTATATACTAAAATTCTATTTCTTAAACTACCAAGACCTGCCATTAAGCCTTGAGTTTCGCCACGCATTCTATTTGCAGCTTTGTTATAATCTTTGGTATTCTTCTCTAAATCTCTTACACTTCTTGTCGCACGTGAAAAACCTTTAGTGCGTACTTCAATAATAAACTTTTTTTCAGCCATTTTTTTTCTTCATATCTTCAGATTGTAATGCATTAAATTCTTCATCTATAGCTGAAAAGATGACTAAGCGATGATAATCTGCATTATCTATCGTTGTAGCTAGTGGTAAGTTAAATCTCTTCATAGACATATACTCCTCAAGCGCAAATATAGTCTCAGGCGTTAGAAAGTACGTAGAGTCAGCACAGAATACCAATGAGTAATATAACGCAGCACCAAGCGTAAATTTTCCATCACTATCTTGCTCTACGATACGACCAATCTCTTCCCATAGTTCATCTTCCGTATATGTGATGTTTTTCTTGAGCGTAGGAGACTGCGCAGTGTATGGAAAAGCTAAGTTGCGTGTGGGTTGGTTCTTATAACTCATCCACACGGCAACTCGGTGCATGATTACTTTTTTTTGTTTGGTTCTTTGTATGCGTTATAAATAGCCATTAAGACACTATCGATTGCATTATCATCTAGTTTACCTAATTGCTTTTCTGGATCGGTAAATGAATGATTTAATATCCAATCTAGTACAGTAAAGAATTTAGATGTGTCTATCTCTCCTTCTTTTGTAATAGCACCTACTTCTAGTTTATGCAGTTCTCTGCGTGACTTAAAACTAATGTCAGGTACATCAAATGTACCATGGTCTGTTTTTACTTTCATGTTTCATCCTACGATGAAAACGGCGTGTATTAAGAGATCGTGATTGAAATTATATTTCCTGCTTCGTTAGCTCCAAAAGCTCTAAAAGGTATTGTCTGTAGTAAGAAATCACTTACTTCAGGCTTGGAATTGTCAATCATTACATCTGGTAATGATATGGTTAAACCACTTGACTCTGCAATCGAAAGCGCAATACCTGTACTATCTCCTTTGATATGAGCTATTAAGTCATGTATAGAATCATCACGTTTTGCAGTAATAGAACCTGTAACTTCATAAGGACCTGTTTGCACGTAACCAAATGGTTTATAATCAGTTGTATTCTGATGATGTACTCTTGCAAGTGGTCTTGATATAGTAATTTCAAAGTTATTTAAGACTAATGGTTCAGTATCTAGTGTAGATGCAGATAAATCAAAAATATTTTTTGGTGCAGCTTCATCTAAAGTGGTTGATGATGGTGTAAGAGCAGTTTCAGTAGGTTGATAAGCACTAATAAAGGTAGTTTCTACTACCATTTCACCACCATTCGTGCCTACATCTTCTCGTATAACCATTTGAGTAGCCATACATCCTGCCATAACCACATCATCATTTGGAGTAGATTCTGAAGAATCAGAACCTGCATTAGCAAATAAAAGAGTCACTTGATTTGCGTTGGAGACACCATCTTTCATTGAGCCAGTGTTACTTGCACTAGTAAGTTCGGATGCACTTGCTCCATCACCAAAAAGAGCTAAACAGCTTTTTAATACTGCTGTTGGAGTTCCTCGCATTGTTAAAGTAACTTCATAGATTTGTGTATCTGGTCTATGATGTCCTTGTGACTCTACTTGACCATAAATACCACTGCGTGATGGTGCAACATCAATTGGTGCGCTTGCATGTTCAATGCTATAATCCACTACTTGTAATTCGTTCCATGTATCATCTGCTGCGTGTGCAGTACCTAATGCTTTAGCACCACTACCCATAATTACCTTTATGTCACCTCTCGGTTGAAAATTAGTTGCCATTACTTATCTTCCTTTTTTGCTTTTTTTGGTTCTGCGCTTTCTAGATACTTTTGAAGTGGTTTAGGCACAGATGTGATTTCTACTGATTCGCCATTTATAAGACGATTATGTTTTGCAGGACTATCAAATCCATTAAAGTTTTCACTATCTTTTAAGTCAAAATATGATTTCTTTGCTTTGTAAATCATCCTATTATCTCCATTGCTGATACTACAGCAGTCATATTAGCGCGTAATAAGTCTGTATTATCATCATCACGCTCATATATAGTGTTGTCGATGACAGCATTGTAAAATTGCCTTGTACCTGACACACTATAGTTTCTGTTATTGTATATAAGTCTTTTCATGCGCTCTGCTACTAACGATACCTGCCTAAAACTTTCCTTTGTGTAATTACCTGCGAAATCCACTTGGTAACTAATAAGGATTGTATAATCTCGTACCATTCCTGTATTAATTTGCTCGTTAAGATCATCTGACACAGGCTGTAATAAAAAACTTTGATTAGATTGATGTTCATCATAAAAAATCTGAATCCCAAATTCATCAGCAATGATACTATGTAAATTATCAATGACTCGTTCATAGATAACATTGTTAAATGATATAGCCATTATCTATAAATCTGTCCACTGCGCACAGTTCCTATTTGAATTTCATCGGATTGAAATGTTACGCTCCACTCATCATTTAATGTATAAACACCTGCTTGAAAGCGAATAGAAGCACCATATGCAAGTGATTGATAGTCACCATTCATTACTTCTGCATCTACTGATTTATGTCTTCTTAGTCCTGTGTCATCTTTCGTAAACACATCGTACTTTACAGTGCTTGCAGTACCAGGTGTGAATGTACCTGCGGTACTAATTACTACTCGCACTTCATCATAATCTGTGCTAGGCGGACCATACATCTTTACATCTTCAATGTAGCCAGTGCTACTACCATTTACACTAATCTCACGAATAACACCAGATTCTGAACGAAAACTCGTTTCATTCCACATCACGTAATCACGTTGCTTTAGTTTTGTGAGCATACCTTCATCACCTAATACCTGTTCTTGAAGTTCTGCTGCTTTCTCTGGATCTTGGCTACGCACTAAATCTGCGCAGGCTAATAGTGCATTGCATCGTATTATAATAAAGTCATATGGTCTATCTGATGCACCTTGATAATTACTATTACCGCGCTTATAAATAGGTCTATTTAAATAACTGCGCATATGATCCGCTTGCTCTTTTACCACACGATTTTTTAAATCTTCCCAATCTTGTCCTGCTTCAAATACACTACTATTTAATGCGCTTACTGAACTTGATGCTAGAAAAAAATCAACTGAATCTGTAGACTCAGAATATTTAAATTCATTATCTGCGTTAGGAGTATCACTAACTTTAGTCATTTCCACGCCATCTTTATATAAATTTTCTATGTATCCAGTATTAGAAAGACGATAAATATTTGAGCTAGGATTACTCCAATTTGACATTAGAACACGCTTACGATCATAGCGATCTATATCACTAACTATTGCTTGTAAATCAGTTGTTATATTGCAAAATGCTGTTAAATAACTCATGCTTGTGCTATCTCATTTGTTATGCTACTAGTAGGTAAAATGGTGACATCAGGTACGTCTGTGCAAATAATTAATGCAATCATTGCTCCTAATATCATATCCATATCAATACGTGGATCTTCCAATTGCCTTGTTAATTCTTTCAATTCATGCATTGTTTCAATTAATCTATCTATTTTCTCTGTATCATCCATATTTCTGTACTATCTCGCAAAACTTCTCTGGAGTACCTTTACCTTTTGCAGTGTTGTAGTATGTTTTCCATTGATTTGCTTGATCTTCTAAAGTTTTTGGCAGTTTTTTAGGTATTCTACGTAGGTGTAATCTACAAAAAACTATTTGTGCTGCAAGATTCGTAGTTAAAATATATTCCCAATCCTTTTCAACTGGCGAAGTAAAATGTGACCAATCTAAATAACATGCCTTTGCCACTTTCTTCATTAGCTCTTTGCGATACTGTAGATAGTTATTAATTATATCTAAACTTACCCAAGGTTCACACTGGTACATTCCGCGCGCAGGTCCTTTAATTTGCTCAATGTAAATATACTTTGACTCCACTAATCCAATATTATAAATAAACTCTGCTGCTTCAGGAGAATATAAATCTATCTTCTGTAAAACACGCTTAATGAGTTTTTTTATTTGATCTGGATTGATCATTTGCGCTTCATACCTTTTCTCATTTTTTTCTTTTTAACTTTTACTTTCTTGGACTTCTTTTTCTTTCCATAATGATACGGCATTATCTTGCTCTCCTTACTTTCTTGGCAGTTCTTTTAGAATAACTAGCTTTCTGCTTACCTTGTTTACTAGCAGCTCTTTTAAGCCTATTCTCATATGCCTTTTGTGATTTTGTTAAATTCTTACGTACACTAGCAGGTAAATATCTACCTCGCTTTCTGCGTGGCTTCTTCTCATCACCTTTTGTGACGTAACCCCAATCTTGCTTACTCCATTTCTTTAAACTTTTTTGTGATTTCTTTAGTGCCATTATCTGTAACCACCGCCTGCTTTCTTATATGCTCTTGCTAACATTTGCGCTTTTCTTGCACTCCATTGACCTGCTCTACCACCTTTATTACCTGCTTTAATACGATAAAAGATCCGTTTACGCAGTGATGGCTTGGTATAGTTACCTGCCTCGTTTACTCGTGATTTACTGCGTTTCTTTCTCATTTACCCACCTTCCTCATTGCACTAGTATGAGATTGACCGAAAGTTGCACCTTTACG